GGAATATCCCGATCAACCTACCCGATGCCTACAAGGACGAGGCTCTTCATCTTCGCAACAAACTTCTGCTTTTTCGTTTTCGAAACTATGCGAAGAAGCGCCCTATCCACGACCTCGTGGATCCAACGCTCGAGCCACGGCTCAATCAGATTTTCATTCCACTCTTGAGCGTCGTTGACGATCCCGCCGTCCGTGCCGAGCTGCGGGCCGTCGCCCGCGAACGCCACCGAGAGATCGTATCTGACCGCGGTATGGACGTTGAGGCTCAGGTTCTTGAGATAATCAAGGATCTGGAGCGCCAAGGGTCCAAGCTGACGATTGGGGAAGTGACCGCCACCTTCATCAGACGCTTTGGGCAAGACTACGAGCGCCCGATCACGACCAAGTGGATTGGGTTCATCGTGCGGCGCAAGCTGAACATCAGAACGCAGAAGAGTCATGGAGCGTTTTCGATTCCTTTGACGGAACAGGAGAAACTAAAGCGGCTGTACGACAAGTACGGCCTTGTCGACGGCCCACCGCCGAAACAAGGAGGTGCCGCCGATGCGAGCCTGGTGGACATCGGGGACGACGGGGACGTCACCAGCATGAACTTGGCCAAATAGCTCAAGCGGCTTCGTGACTACAAGGCGGGCACTTAGGGGGTGAACGACGTCCCCAACATCCCCAATATATCCAAATATGAAGCCATTTCATGAATAATTCATGAGTCTTTAGCTATATTTACAACACAAAACTTGCCAAAGTGGCAACTTTTACCGTCTATTGCGGATGTTCTTTTCGCCTAAGCTAATCCCATGGTTCGGCAATCCCGGGCCGGGTCAAATTATTATGGTATCTAAGCTGCCAAGTTATCTCCGCACCTTCCGAAAGCGGAACGATCTCACGCAGGACGAGATGGCCTTTCTCCTTGGATATCACAGCGGCACCAAGGTGTCGCGTTTTGAGCGCCTGGCCCGGAAGCCGAGCCTAGAAGCTGCACTCGCGTGTGAGGTGGTGTTCGGGATTCCTGCCCACCAACTATTTCCTCACGCGTACGCAGAGGTCGAAAAAATGGTAACCGGGCGAGCACGATTGCTCTCTGATCGGTTGGAAGCGGGAGGTCGCCAGGAACTGCCCCGGCTTCGGCGAAAACTGGCAAGCCTCAACAACATCGCCGGCCGGCAGAAAGTTGCACCCGTCAATTAGGTATGAAAGTTCACTACACGGAAGGGAAGCTGATCCTCGCGGTATATCCGTCAACAAAAGGATTTGGCTTTGCGGTCTTTGAAAGTCCAAGGTCGCTTATCGATTGGGGCATGAAGGGGATTGCAGGCGGAAGAGACAAAAATGTTGAAAGCCTTCGTAAGCTGCGGGAACTTTTAGCTTTCTACCAGCCCGATATTTTGGTTGTTAGAGGGGGACGTTCAAAGAGGGCTCACCGAATTTCAAAACTGATCGAGGCAATCAACAATGTTGCGTCGAAACAAAAGATCGCAAGCACATCTTTATCACGTCCCGATGTATGGGCCTGTTTCTCACGCCTTGGTAGTCACACCAAGCGAGAGATTGCGGAAGCGATCGTACGCGAGTTCCCGGAACTCGAGCCACGACTGCCGCCGGTGCGCAGGATCTGGATGAGCGAGGACGCGCGCATGAGCATCTTCGATGCTGTCGCGCTTGGCATAACGTTCTTTCACACAACGCAGAGAAAGCAGCGAGCCAACTAATTTCTCGGCCGCCTCCTCCATGCCCGGAAGCACCGGAATGGTCCGGTGCTTCCGCAGCCTGGGGGATGTGATCGTGAACAAGCAAAATGTTTATGAAACCGTAACGAGCCGCATCGTTGAGGCCATCGAAGCGGGAGCCGGCACTTGGCAGATGCCATGGCATCGATCGAACACGTCGCGACCGGTCAATGCACAATCCGGCCGCACGTACCACGGCATCAACGTCCTGACATTGTGGGTCGCAGCCGAGGCGGAGCGATACAGCTCCGGCTACTGGGCGACATATCGCCAATGGCAGGATCTCGAGGCGCAAGTCCGAAAGGGTGAGAAGGCCAGCCTGGTCGTCTTCTGGAAGCAAACCGACCTCGAGCGCGAGAACGCCGAGACTGGTGAGCGGGAAACCAAGCAGATGCTCTTGGCTCGGGCGTCATGGGCCTTCAATGCCGATCAGGTCGCGGGCTGGACGCCGCCCACGCCGAAAGTGCGGGGAGCCATTCAGGTACTGGCCGATGCCGAGATATTCGTTTCGCGAACCGGCGCCCCGATTCAGCATGGTGGAGATCGCGCCTTCTACCGTCCCTCCGCGGACGAGATCCATATGCCGGAGCGCGATCGGTTCGTAGGCTCGCCAACGAGCTCCGCAACCGAGGCCTACTACTCGACATTGCTCCACGAGCTCACACACTGGACAGGACACGAGAGACGGCTTGCGCGTGATCTCACCGGCCGGTTCGGCGATCATGCTTACGCCATGGAGGAACTCGTTGCCGAGCTTGGCGCCGCGTTCCTCTGTGCGGACCTTGCGATTACCAACGTGCCGCGCAGCGATCACGCCGCGTACATCGCCAACTGGCTCGACGTGCTCCGGAGCGACAAGCGCGCGGTGTTCACCGCCGCCAGCAAGGCGAGTGCCGCCAGCGAATACCTGTTCTCGCTCCAGCCGAAGCGGGTGCCGACATGAGGCGCTCGCTTGACTTCACCGAGGTCAAGGCCGGTGCGCGCTTTGAGCAAGTGCTCGGCTACTACGGCATCGAGGTGCGAGGGCGGGGAAGCCAGCGCATGGCGTTGTGTCCCTTTCATGCCGACAGCCAACCCTCATGCTCGATCAATCTCGAATGGAAAATCTTTCGCTGCTTCGGTTGTGATGCTCACGGCAGCATCCTGGACTTCGTCGCCCTTGTCGATCAAATGACGCTCCAGGAAGCCAGCGTGCGGCTAGCTGAAATATGCGGGCTCGTCACCGATCGTGGCGGTCTTGATGCGGCGAAAGTCAAGAAGAATCAGATTCGCTGCAGGCAAGCTAGGCCGCCGATAAGGATTGTCCTTGAACAGCAAATTCTCGATCCGACTCATCCATATCTCGCAGAGAGGGGGATGAGTCCCGAGAGTGCAACCAAGTTCGACGTTGGATTCTGCGACAGTGGTCTCATGCGGGGCCGGATCTGCATTTCTATTCACGACGAAAAAGGGATGTTCGTTGGCTACGTGGGTCGTTTCCCAGGGCGCACGGTGCCGAAGGGATCTCTCAAATACTTTTTCCCGCCTGGATTCGAGAAACGCAAATATCTCTTCGGGCTTCATCGCGTAAGTCCCACAGAGCATCTGATCATGGTGGAGGGGTACTGGTCCGTGTTCCGCCTCCAGAAGCTCAGTTTGCCGGCGGTCGCGCTGATGGGCAGAACTCTCTCGGCGGAGCAAGAGGAACTGCTGCTTCGCTTCGGTTGTCGCAGACTGACGCTGCTCCTCGATGGCGATACGCCAGGTCGCGAGGCCACGCTGGAGCTCGTGCCCCGCTTGGCACAAAAGTTGTTTGTGCGCGCAGGTATGCTGCCGGATCGCACTCAACCAGATACCGTGCCCGAAACAATACTGCGCGATGTTCTTTCCTGAGTGACGAATCTTTGTCAGCGGCGCGCCAGGCCATTCATTGGCCGTCGCGCGCCGCAACTTCTTTTTGTTTTTTGGAGAAGCGGATCTCGATCTCCACCGCATAGGGGTGCGCCGAATGGTCGACGCTGGCGCAGTGCAGTGAGGAGATCGCTATGTCTTTGTCCGCTACAGATACCAACAACCCGAACGCGACGCCTGTTGCGTCGGAAAACGATGCGGAGCCCGCTCCTGTTTCCATCCAGTACATTCCGCTTAACCGGTTGAAGCAATCACCGGCGAACGCGCGGAAAACTGGAGTGACGACCGGACTCGAGGAGCTCGCCGCCAGCATTGCTACACACGGGTTGCTTCAGCCGCTGGTCGTTTATCCTGCGCCAAATGGCGAGGCGGCGGAACCGGAGCGGTATCTCGTCAGCGCCGGCGAGCGGCGTCGAAAGGCCCTCGGCCTTCTCGCGAAGCGGAAACAGATAGAGAAGTCCGTGCCGGTTGCGTGCGTGATTCGGAGCGATGGAATTCCGGCGGAGATCAGCTTGGTGGAAAACACAATCCGCTCCAACATGCATCCGGCGGATCAGTTCGAGGCATTCGAGAAACTACATCGTGAGCATGGGCTCGGCGTCGAGGAAATCGGCGCTCGCTTCAGCGTGTCGCCGACGGTCGTGAAGCAGCGCCTCAAGCTCGCAGCCGTGAGTCCAAAACTTATGGCGCTGTACCGCGAGGGCGAGCTCACCCTCGACCAACTTATGGCCTTCACGCTTACCGACGATCACCAACGGCAGGAGGAAACTTGGAGCCGCCTGTCATGGAACAAGGGCCCGGAGATGATTCGCAAATTGCTGACGGAAAGTCACGTCAGCTGCCGCGACCGGCGCGTCGCGTTCGTCGGCGTTGAGACCTACGAAGCGGCCGGTGGCGCGGTTCTGCGCGATTTGTTCACCGATGACCACGATGGATGGCTGACCGACGTCGCGCTTCTGGACTGCCAGGTCGCAGAGAAGCTCGATGCCGCAGCCGTAGGCGTGCGGCAGGAAAATTGGAAATGGGTGGAGGCGCATGCCGAATACCCTCACGGCCAGGTCACCGCGTTCCGGCGCATCTACCCCGAGACAATCCCTCTCTCTGATGAAGCGCAGGCCAGGCTCGACACACTCACCGCGAGATATGACGAACTCGCCGGGGAACACGGTGAAGACAATGAGTCCGCCGAGGTAGAGGCCGAGCTCGAGGCGTTGGACGCCGAGATCGACAGCCTCAATGCCGAAACTCGAGCGTACGCACCGGACGATGTGGCGATCGCGGGCGCGATCGTCTCCATCTCATCGGAAGGCGCACTCCGCATCGAGCGCGGTTTCGTGAAGCGAGAGGACGAGCCGCGGTGCACGGAGAGCAAGTCGAGTGCCACAGAAGTGAGTAAGCCCGAGATGCCTGCCCAGGCGAACGGACTACGTCCACTTGCCGATGCACTACTTGCAGATCTCACCGCGCACCGAACAATGGCGCTACAAGAATGCCTAGCGGCACGACCCGAAGTGGCGCTGCTCGCTATCACGCATGCAATCGTCCTGACCGTGTTCCACCGCAGAGCCTTCGACGATGCGACGTGCCTGGGCGTGAAAGCGGACGTGGCCAATTTCGCCACCGTGGCACCCACCATCGCGGACACGCCGGCTGGCCGCGCGATGAACGCTCGGCATGAGAGTTGGGCGACCATGCTCCCGCATGCCGATGAACTGTGGGCGTGGCTCATCACCCAGGCTGGGGATGCGCGACTTTCACTACTCGCCTATTGCGTCGCACGAATGGTCGATACAATTCAACATCCGAATGGCGGTAAACATGCGTTTGCGCACGCCGCCCAACTCGCGAAGTGCGTCGATCTCGATATGGCCGCGTGGTGGGCGCCAACTCGCGACAGCTATCTCGGCAGAGTCCCGAAGAGCCGGATCCTCGAGGCCGTAGCCAAAGGTGCGTCCGAGAAGGACGCTGACGACATTGCCGGGCTAAAGAAAGATGCGATGATTGATCATGCCGAGCGTCTTCTCGCAGGGAAGCGCTGGCTACCAGAGGAGCTCCACACGCCTTCGTTCATCGAAAATTCTGAAGGAATTTCTACCGTGGAGAGCGCAAGTTAGTTCTTTGTTGACGGGCCGCCCCTAGGGGCGGCCTTTTACCTTTGCGCACCGATGAGTAGTTTCTCTCACTCCCTAATCGACCCGATCTGGTATGCCGCAGCACCCTTCCCGCGGGATAATCTCGCACGCGACTCCTGCGCTGGTGCACATTTTCCACAGACTTTGAATTGCAGCAATCGCCTCAGATGTGATAATTTTATTGATAAGAATGGCCAATAATTGCATCCCCAAAGCCTACGTCATTGCTATCGCCAGCCTCGCCCTTTTCGCCAGTACAGAGGCCTCGGCCCAAACCGGTTGTCTTCTTTTTCCATCAGGTACTGCAGCGCCTGTGGGCTACGGTGCTTCTTGGGATGTGATATCTCCCGGTCACGAACTTTTGGTACGGTCTAATTGTCCGACGAGCGGCGACATGCTTGATGTCACGATAGGACGAGGCAGCGCATCGCAGCTCGTTTGGAACAAAATTTATTACTACAATGCTGCCGCAACACCACCATGGGTACAACGAACCCTTGTCGAGCCCTCGGATGAAATCGGTTGGATCCCTGCACAAGGCGCCAAGAGTATCACGATGCCGTTTACTCCGGACGCAGCACACCCTCTTTATTTTGTCGGGTATGTCTGTACAAATGTCGGGAGCGCCTGGAAGTGTGGATGCCCGAATGCATCCTGCACTACAAAGGCATGGCAGCTCCAGGGGTATAAAGGGACCGGAGGAGGATCGACCAGTGCTACTGGTGGAACCTCTAGCGCAACTGGTGGAACGACCGGTTCTTCTGCGTCAGGGTTTGTGAGGGTGGCAAAGTCGCAGTGTGTACCACGAGGTGGCTTGGCAAGACCGTTTACGCCGGGAGTTCATACTGAAACAAGCGGAGGTGGCGCTGCATTCTCCATTGGCGGCTCGGTTACTGATTTGCGCGGCGTGACATTGCGGACGTACGAACATGCCTTCAGTGGGCCTGCATCCGTTCTGGAGGTAAAAAATTACAACAATGCCTGTATTGTCGGTGGCAAAATGGCAGGCATTGATGATCCGTATAACTATAAATGGATAGATAATCATGGATGGGCCGGTTCCAATATCGGAATCGAAAATGGCAACGGCTCTGCCACTATTGAAAATATGGTGCTGAAAAATAATTTCCAGGATGCAGTCTTGATTGCGGGGGATGCGCCGCAAAATCTCAACTTCTCCATGCGGGGGGTTTGGATCATACACAATGACGATGATTGGCTTCAGAATGATAACTGCAGCTCTCTTAGTACTATCGAAGACGTGCTTGTTGATCAAACACGACAGGGTATATCGATGCGCCCAGGCGGCAGTTCAAGTGCTACCTGCAGCAATTTCAGATTTGCGCTCAAAAATACTCTTATCAATCATGTTTGTGTGAGAGGTCCTGATGGCGATGATATCAACAGTCCCTCGTGTCCAAGTGGGTTTAAGTCCGGTCAGCCATTTAAGCTTTCGGGCACCTCAATGAGTAAGGTGGCAATAGATATGGAAAATGTCCTGATTCGGTTGGAATCAATGCCAGTGGGTGAGACTAATTGTAAACAGTTTGAGGAACAGACCTTCAATAACTCTTCAACGTATCACAATGTTGTGGTTGTCTGGGATCCTGCAGATGGGAAAGCCTGGCCTGGTTGCAATTTCCCCACAGGTTGGACAGTGAAGCAGGGAGCGGAGGGTAGAGCGATCTGGAATTCTGCAAGAACCGAGTGGCTCACCAAGCACGGCTGCAATGACAGCACTGCAACTTGCACATTCCCTGATTCGTATTAATTACTAACTAAAAGTCTACGTATGAATGCCCATACATACTTACAAGTAGCTGTTGCCGGCATTTCTACATTCGTCGTATTTTTTAGCTTTTCATTTGTCCACGCCCAAAGCACGTGCCTCAAATATCCGTCAAACAGCATTCCTCCTGCAGGCTATGGCGCCTCCTGGGATGTGTTTTCAGCTGGAAAAGAATTGTTGGTGAAGAGCAACTGTCCCACAAGCGGAACTTCTCTCGATATTACAGTTGGTAAAGGAGATGCGGCACAGTATATCTGGGGAAACAGCTACTACTACAACCCTTCTGTCACACCACCGTGGACGGTTATGTCGCTTGAAGGGACAAAAGATGCAAATGGATGGGTGACCAGTGGCGCTGGTACCAAGACGATCACCACTCCTTTTACCTCCACCACAGCAAACCCGTTCTACTTTGTCGGGTATGTGTGTACCTATAACTCCAGCATTTGGAAGTGCGGTTGTGCGAACGCCTCCTGCACATCGAAACACTGGCAGTTGCAGGGGTACACGGGGAATGGGGGTGGAACCACAGGAATAGCCCCAGGAAGAGGTATCCGAGGAGCAACTAGCAAAATACTCTTAGTACCGCAAAACTATTGCTGTACCGGACCCATTGCGTCACTCGCAGGAACTGCAAGTGTGATGACAAAATACATTTATGTTCCCCCGAGCGAAAATGCGGTAGAAATTGGGAGTCAGCTTGTCTTTAGTCACTCGACCGCCGGCATTGAGGCCGGTGCGCAAAAGGCAGTAAACTTCATTTTTACAAAATCAGATGGCTGGCAAAATAAGGTTGCGATTATGGACTTTGAGACTCTCCAATCAGTCAATGTACCAAGTGAATTTCTTCCATACGATCCGACAAAACAAGATGATTGGGTGGTATGGTATCGCCCAAATCTTCCTAGCAATCTGCGTATGGCCGCCGTACGATTCAACAGTCTGATGTATAGCTCGATGCATCAAAAACTGGAGGCACTTGGACACACGGAGGTGGAATTCGGCGGGTGGGGTTGGCCAGCAAAAATGCTTTGGGGAGATACGTATCCCAAGATGCAGTCGAGAACTAATCTTGCAATAAGCGAAACACTTGATACGGTTATCAGACCAAATCTATCCTTCGGAGTGCCGTATATGTATTTCGATTTTACTCCCTCAATGGCTGCAGCTATGCAAGCAGGCACACTTACCCGAGATGATGTGATCGACTGGATGGTAAATATCGCAAAAGTCGCCCGCGCCTCGTACCCTCCTGAATACAAAATCCTGCCGTGGTTGTGGCCGAGATGCTTCGGCACCTGCCCGTTTGATACCGTGACCGTACCTCCTGGATGGATGCGCGAGCTCGCCGAACGCCTTTTGGATGAAGCGCATGTTGATGGTTTCACTGTATGGCGGAGTTCGAAAGATGATGATTTCGGCAGTAGTGGTTCAGCGCTGTTTTCCGCTCGTTGGCAGGAAGTAGTTGATGTCATTCATGAACGCGGAGGGTTTCGCACAGTTGCTTGGTAATACTGTGAAATATTTTCTTATATTACAATCTTTTTCTTTCTGACACTCAATGCCCCACCGACTGCCTCCGTCTAGACCTCCTGCCTTAACTATCCGTCGAATAGTGTCCCACCTGCAAGCTATGCTGCATCATCGGATGTATTCTCAGCCACAGAAGCGCTTCTCGTAAAATCTGACTGTCCCGCCTCAGGAAACTCGATTACGATCAACGTCTGCAACGGAGATGCAAGCCAGTATATCTGGGGCTCAAGCTACTACTACAATCCTGCGGCGACACCACCGTGGACGGTGCTGTCGCTTGACGGGACGAAGGATGCCAATGGGTGGGTGACGAGTGGCTCTGGTACTAAGACCATTACCACTCCGTTCACGGCATCTGCTGCCAAACCACTCTTCTTTGTCGGATATGTGTGCACCTTCCACTCCTCTCAATGGAAGTGTGGTTGTGCGAATGCGCCCTGCGCATCGAAACACTGGCAGCTTCAGGGGTATATGGGAAGTGGAGGAGGAACCACGGGAGGGAGCAGTACGGGTGGCAGCAGCACTGGAGGAACGGGAGGAACGACGGGGGTAACCACCGGCACAAAATTGAAAGATATATCTCGAAGCAACAAAGCGGTGTGTATGTTCAATAACGCCGGCGGATCGCAATTTGCACCAGGGGCAAAACTCTATGGACTACGAAACGTAAGAAACTATCTTACACCGATAACGTATGCTCCACCCGGACAGATGACCACATATCAAAACGGAGACAGGTTTCTCTACGATCACAGCGAAGCGGGTATAGAGAGTGGAGCCCAAAAACTTGCAGCTCGAGCGATATGGGGATGGGAAGGCACTGCAGAAAAAGCAAAACTCGTGTGGGTGGATTTTGAAGGGTTTGATTCCGTAAACGTGCCAGCTTCAGTTGGCTATAACCGAGCCATCGACGGTGAATTAGGAGCTCTCTACGACATCCATGCACGGCAAGCTCTGAGAACGGGAATCTGTCCGGTTGAGGAATCGGACTGTTGCGCGCGCCGCCGAGATACTCAGAAATAGAGGCTACACGGAGTTTGAGTTTGTGGATTACAACGCTCCACGTAAGCTCATATATTCCGATCGAAATCTGACTGCATCAAGCTCCCTTATCCAGGCAGAGGTCAATGATCTACGTCCATACCTTCAAATTCTCTCGGGCACAGGCCCGCAGGCGCAACTTATTCTCGGAAAGAATGTTCTTGAAGGATTATCTGATGGTAGTATCTCATGGCAATCGATTATTAACTGGCAAGTAGGAAGTTTGAGTGCCCGAATCCAAGCGCACGGTGCAAATGGAAGGGTTGCTCCGGCAATCTGGCCCGTGCTGCATCTGTCGGGCGAACCGCCAAGCCAATGGCCAACAAGCGACCATCTCGTTCCTTCTGGTTTTATGAATGATCTCTTCAATACTTTATATGACGCGGGAGTACGAAGATTCGTGTTTTGGACCCCATGGCCTGATGGCCAGTCTGACGAGTGGCATGCTACGTGGGATGCACGCTGGGCGGAGCTGGCTCCAAGCATTCAAGAGAAATGCCAGCGAATGACTTGGTAGCAAAACGATTTGAAGGCCGTTGAACATAGTCTTTCAAAAAAGTGTGTCGTCGTATCTGCGTTCTGTCACGACGCACCGTCCATACATCCACATCCGCCTGCAATGTCGATGCCTTTGTCGCACTCGTCAAGTGCTTTAACGGAGAGCTGCGAAGGTCAAACTTAGATGCGCACGGACACGATCGCGGGAGGCTTGGCCGAGGACCCAACAATTGAAAACTCTATATCCGTCCTTGGGTGCTGTTGCATCGTTACCGGGTCCGAACTTCGGTGCGATGATCGCGACGAAGCGGAAGTTTTACAGCTACCGCGACGGCCAGCTCGGAGCAGAGTACCTGCGGCAGCATGCGAAGACAGCGAAGATGCTCTAGAAGCTGACGAGCACAGATCATCCTCGTCGTTCCGGCTCAGTTCGGTCTGCGGAGTCGCGGTCGCTCCATACGCCGGGCATGCGAGGTGTTCAACAACAGCGAGTTCGGTCTCGGAGCCTTCGCGGTCGGCATCATGCTGCTGGCCCGGAGCGTCTCCAGCACTTCGACGATCTCTGGATCGACTGCGCGGGCGACGAGTACGAGGATCCCGACGATAATATCCGCTTTTCAGATGCGACGAGCCGGTCAGCCGCAATATTGTGCGGGTAAGTTAACGACGTAATTCCCCTTTGGCCCTTATGGGTCCTTACAGGCCCTATTAGGCAGTAGGGTGACCTTCCATGTGGAAAGTGCGGGCTCAAGGGGGAGCGCCACGCTGACATTAGCAAATCCTGCAATCAGGATTCCTACTCCGACACCATCAACCCGAATTAAGAGCGCTCCAGCGTCTCCCGGCAAATGGAAATCTACGGCAGGAGCTCTTGGTGTAACCTCTATGCAATCCGACAATACGATGTTGTCTGCGTTACTGGTGGCAATTGAGGCAAAGGCGCGAGTCGCGGTGACCGTTCCGGAGGTCGCACCGGTTGTTCGTCCAACTTTCACAACGTGATCACCCACATCAGCGCCCCCAACTTTCAGGATCTGCAATGGCGAGGATATTGGTTTGAAGTTTGGTTTCACCCCGGACTCGAGCTTGGCATATGCAATGTGGAGATCGGATTGGAGAGGCATAAGGATAGCAATTGGCGTGTGCGTCGAGGGCTTTTGATTCTCAACGAAGATCCTGTCGCCGGGCTGACCAGTACGGGCGGGCGAAAGGACGTCGGCGGAAGATATCAAAAATAGCGTACCTCTTTCGTCCTTGGCAAAGCATCCTAGCGTGCCGGTGCCGATTGGGGAAACGTCAAGATCAGCGGTAATTGGGCTTAGGTTAGTCCCGCCTGGATCTGGGTTGTCACTTCCGACGAAAGTAGCTCTCTTGGCGAGGCGCTCCGATGCGTCGTAATTGTATATCCCCACGCCGATGGGAACCGCGAGTTGACCAGCAGCTTGTGCTGGTTGGGCCGCTACCACGTATTGCACTAGCACGCCTGCGTATAGCCTTGAGGGTGGGGCCTTCGATCCAGATTTCATCGACACGATGAAGCCGGTTTTGCCGTCATGCTCGCCTACCGCTACTGACTGCACGCGCTCCATTGCTCGATCATCCGCTAAAATCCGATAAGCTGAACTGAAGATAGTAAGCGCGAGCTCTCTAGCACGATCTCCGACGAGTACTGGAGGATTGGGCTTTGTGGCCCACCGCGGTGCGAGCGTAATATCATCACCTCGCTGCCACCACGCGCGTAGTTCGTCTACTATTGGCGCAGGGAGGAGTTGGCGGATAGCGCTCTCTGGTCCGTGACGAACTATTATGTGATCATAGAATTGGCTCTCGCTGAGGCTGACGTCTTCGCGCTGTAGCGTCACTTTGAAGCGGCCATCCGTGGCACGATCAGCTACAATTTTGCCGGAAAGGTAGTGCAGGTTGGCGTAGCGCATCGCGAGGTAGGTTGAATAACGATTTAGTAGGGATGATTGGAACGAGAGCGGACCTGGTGCCGGACTGTTAAGGGTGACTGAAGTGTCAGCGCGACGCTCTGAGCGAAAGTAGCGCTCAATCCGATCTTCGACGAGAATCGCATTGTACGCGGATTGGAAGCGGATGCTGATGTCCGGAGCCAGCGCATATGGACGCAGTTCGGCATCAACACGTAGAAGTTCCTCTATCAACCGGGGTGACATGCTGGCGGTTAGGAAACGGTTAACGAACTCTGCGTGATCAAAGTTACGGAGCCTCAGGCGCAACGCGTCAATGAGCCCACCATCGCCGCAGCCGCTAACTAGGATGGACCGCCGCTCACGACCGGCTTCCTGATGCAGGCTATCGTTTTCCCAATACGAAAGAAATGGTACCCCGCTCAAGGCCCGTTCATCGCCAAAGCCGACGGCCAATATAATGCAGTCGTACGCGCACTCGATGTAGCCAGGAGGCTCCTGGTGTCTCTGCTGATTGGAGCGAGCGTGCCGCGGTAATGGCATCCCACTTGCAGTTTCAGGTCCGCCGTCGATCACTCGGTTGGCGCTAAGCCATGGGCGTTGAAGCGCGGCTTTGCTAGGTGAAACATAAAGGCGACTTACTTTATAGTTGAAATTTTGGCGCAGCCGCGGATTCGTCTGAATAACCTGCCATTGTAGGTCGATCTGTCGAACTACGCCGCGTACATTGGCCGCGGTCCAATTTAGGAACGGAAAATCCGTCTCATTTTTCTCGCATTCTTTGTCTGGCCAACGCAGAATATTGGGATGAATGAACCGTATGTCATTGCCGCGTTGCATGGGGCAGGGCTGACTAGCTTGTTCGTACAGATCGACGGAGCATTGATTTTCTAATGCAGCTGCGACTGCGGATAGGCCGCCAACGCCTGCGCCCACAACGGCAACACAGCTGCCCGATTTGAGCCGGTTGGTTTCGAACAGCGCGGTGATAAGGTTGAACGCACGCGTTTGCTGGGACGCAAACGTCACCTGACGTGCGAAATTTCCTAAAGCAAATACATTTGGGTAATGAGGCACCTCCATCCAGCGGATGAGATCGTTGGCCTCTGTTTGCGTCGCCATTTTGGCCTCTTGCAGTCATCAATGAGTTGCGTAAGAGGACACTTGTAGGCCTCACGCACCGACCGGTGCGCCCGACTTGGTATGTCGCTGGTGCCCCAAAGGGTGCAAGAACTCGGCCACGGGGTCAACGACCTCGCGCCGCAAGCTCTGTAGCGCGCGCAACGCCCCTGCCTCGTCCCGCGCTCGATCAGCCGCGAGTAGCCGACAACCTCGCACAGTATGGCCGCCGGGCGGCGCTCGACACGCGATTCCACGGACGCGCTGCTCCCGCGCGGGCGTAGCTATAAGCCCTCACCCGAAGTGCCGCGCGGGGGGCCGCCCTGCATCCTAGTTGCTTTCGGAGCCAGTGGGTCCGTCCGAGGCCGCTGGAGACCCCTTCTTTTCGATTAGGCTATCGAGCAGCCGCCCAAGTGTTGCTTCTATGCGCTCGGTGCGTGCATCAGCGTGCGCTCGTGCTGCACGGTTCTCGGATATCGTTGTGTCAAAAAGCCCCCTTACAATTTCCTTCTCTTGCGCGAGCCGGGTATCAGCGATGTGCATAAGATAGAAACCGAAGGCGAGTAACACGAGAAAACACAGCAGGGCAGGAAGTACCAGGGCGGCGCCAGCCCACTGTCGGCGCATTAGATTCATGAGATTCTCAGGTGACGACGGTTGCTGCTGGGGCTCACGCGGATGAGGATGGCGGAGTTCGTTCCGTTGAAAATCGGCTGCGAGATCGGGGCCGGCTTCGGTGGACGCGACAATGGCCCTTTCGCCTCCGGGAAACGTCAATCCAAACGACTCAACGGCATACGCGTCAATGGCTGACAGTAACAGGCTTGCTCCTCCGCTCAGCACCTTTGTTACTATGTCCAATCCGAGTATCTGGATGAACAATTCTAATGTGCCATATTCTATTTTCTCGACCCGGCATACCACCACTCCCGCATTTGCGCCTGCCCCATATTTTATAAAAAACTCGCGTAGCTTATCTGTAAGGGCTGATGCGAAGACTGTTCGCAGTTTCCATTCCGCATATTGGACTGTCCCGAATGAATTGGGATCGTCTTTGTTAACCGAGAATTTGAGCCAGGGTTCGGTGTGCTCCGAAACCTCACTCCAGAACCACATCGCAATCTGATAGCGCTGACGGTCGGGAGACTTATGCTCCCATTCGGGCTTTTCCTTCTGTCGCAGCGAAAACTTGATCCGCACGGCGCCCATTACGCCTACCTTTTTCTACGATTGCCCGCGAGGCAGCAGCAAGCTGCGACGCCGTGACACAGCCTGCGTTCAGTGTCATCGGAGGAGGCCCGTAACGCAAGTGCGCAAGAGTTTTGGAATGGCGAGGTTCGTCAGCAGCTCGCCAAGGTGCTCGAGATGTCTGCTGCATTCCGAGATTCGCGCCGCCCAGCGTTCCTTGCTGCCCGTGCGTCAGAATCGCATTCCGGTGAGAAATGGATGAGAAGGAGTTGGGCGAAGCTAAGCTAAGTCTTTGATTTTGTTGGCGCGCCCGAGAGGACTCGAACCTCTGACCTCAAGCTCCGGAGGCATAGGGCTACCGGCAACATGCGGAACATGACGGCACAAAACTCTCGACATCTCAACGCTTTGACCGTACATCCGTGACATTGCGTTGCGCCCGTAGACAGCCATTCGAGGTGCAAGATCGGTGCACAGCACGTTCACTGACCTCGCCATTAAGCGTCTGCCCGAAGGGACGCACTGGGACACCCACACACGCGGCCTCGGGGTTCGCGTCGGCAAGCAGTCACGCGTTTTCATCGTCCTCGTCAAAAGCGGCAGGCGACAGACCCTTGGACGGTACGGCCCTGGCGGACTTTCGTTGGCGGACGCGCGGAAGGAATGCGTCCGCATCAAGGCCGAAGCCACGCTCGGCCGCATCAAACCCACGCGCACTCCTTTCGAGGATTGCCGCAAGGAATACCTTGCCGAGTGCGAAGAGCGCGTGAAGCGCGGCACGTTCAAGGCCGGAACGCTCAAGCTCTACACCTACCACCTGACCGCCTTCTATCCGTTCGGCAGGAAGGCGATAGCCGACATCACCCCAAGGCAAATCATCACGGAACTCAACAAGCTCACCCCTTCCATGAAGGAGCACGCCGCACGGATCGGCCGCACCTTCTTCAAGTGGGCTTTCGACAACCATTACCTTGATGCCTCCCCTATGGCCCGAATTCAGCCCCCAGCGAAGGGCAAGAGCCGGGAAAGGGTTCTGACCGCAGACGAGCTTAAAATCGTCCTACGGTCTGCACAAAAATTAGGTGGGGCCTATGGTGCAATCGTCGAGCTTCTAATCCGCACGGGCCAGCGCCGTGGCGAGATCGGCGGCCTCCAATGGTCGTGGATCAATTTCGACGAGCGTACCCTTTCCCTGCCCGGCGAGATCACCAAGAACGGCCTCCCGCACTTCATCCCCCTATCGGACGCGGCGATAAAGGTCATTCAGGGACAGCCGCGCCTATCGGACACCTTCGTCTTCCCGGCGGCTCGGGAGCGGCGTAAAGGACAGGGGTCAACGTCCTTCGGCGGTTGGAGCAAGGCCAAGGCCGCGTTCGATCAGGCGCTCAAGGACAATGGGTACGTCGTGGCCCCGTTCGTGCTCCACGACACGAGGAGGACGCTTTCGACGATGTGGGCCGCGCCACCGATGAAAATCCAACAGGTGGTCGTCGACCGCTACCTAAACCATATCTCGGAAGGCAACCCGGTTTCCAAGATATACAATCGCTACAAATATTTTGAGGAAATGAAAGAAGCGGTTCTAAAGTGGGAGAAGCACCTTGCCAATCTCGCTTGAACAACTGGCCCGGAAGTTTGGGTATACCGCCATTTTCGCTGAAATGTACGACGGCTGGGCGCTCATCAAGGACAAGCCAGATGGCACCGCCTTTGTCTCAAAGGCGGGAGGTAGCAAATATGCCACAGCTCGGGAACTCGCCGGCAGCTGCTACGGTCATAGCGTTGCAGATAACCCTACCCCGAGCAAAATCCAAAACATACCGTTATACATATTCACCGAAGAACAAGCAATTGATTACCTTGCCTCATATCATCCTCCCCGGCCCAAAACGTCTCCACCTCCACCACCACAACGTCCTCAATCTCCCCCACGACCGGAGGTCACAATTCGGGGCGAGGTACATCACTACAGCCACCTGGATAGCAATCGCCTTGAGAAGATCAACGCTGACAGGGAAATGGCTAAACTCGCTCGCTCTCGCGGTTGGCACGCCAGTCCATCACGTCGGCCACATAAGCCACATGAATATTGGTACGATCTATTTCCCGATTTCGGCGATATACATCTCCATCTACCCGAAAAGCAGGCCCGCGATATTCTGCTAGCCGTTCCTTACCCGGAAACGTACGGCCCGCACGAAAATTATGAGCCCCCACCGCCAGAACCGCCATATCCCGAGCGTGACGTTCTGCTCTTCGACCTCGCCGCTGTAAAGGGCCTGCGCGTCAATATCCTCAAGGGAAGCAACAACCTCTTCCAGCTTGAACCGTTACCCAAAGGCTATCAGTACGACCGCAACAAACAGGAACCTGCCCATTGGGGACAGGGCACATTTGTGGTGAACCCGATCAACAACACCACCGTCTTCACTTTAGAGCAAGCCATGCAATTCCTCCGTTCCCTGCCGGACTTGAATATGTGAGAAACCTCCCCTTTCCACGAACCACGATACTTCTGGTCGTCCTCGCCATCCTTTTCCTCATCATGAAATGCCGTCCGGAGACGCCGGATAAACGCGCTCCCATGTCGCCCGCCACAATCAGTCCATCCGAGGAACAATATCGGCCAGCCATGTCGTTCATCAAACCGACATCACCCATGCATTGGCAAATGCCCACTTATTTCACGAATCTACAATTCGGGGACACTGTCACTCTTAACCTTAACTTGTTTCCTGAAAGTGTTTTGAAACATGGGTATTGCGCCACTTACGAAATTTCCCCTGATCTCATATTGAAAGTCTTGCCTAGGCAAGGTGGTATTATGGGCCTTCCACGATGGCGCGTCATTCGAGGAAGGGGCGATTTTACAATTAAGCTCTATCTAGCGCAACCCGGTCAGGTCTCTTCAGGCTGCCCCTGGCACCCACAATTTCAACGATAGCCTTGCTGTTGTAAGAAGGTCCTATTACCCTCCTGACCGCCCAGCAATCCCGCTGGGGGTTCTGCATCCGGATGCCTCGACGGAGGTTTCCGAGATGTCGAATCTGAAGTGCGTCGGCTACAAGGAACTCAAGCCGATCGTGGGCGGTGTCGCGCGAGTGACGCTCGTCCGGTGGTCACAGCTACCGCACGATCCATTCCCCGGAAGGGTAATGATCGGCCGGTGCCGCGTCTGCTGGTGGCTCCACGAGGTGATTGCTTGGCTTGAGCGCCGAAGCCGGAAGTAGACTGCTCGGGCCTCATCAGAGGTTCGAGAACGCTAGGGAAAGCGGCTCGGGGGACGCCTCGGGCCGCTTTCTTTTTCCCCTACTACCTACACCCGCTCCGCGATATAATTTACCCAGCACCCAAGGGGAGTGAGGTAGAATGGTCGCCACCTTTGAGGATTTGATGGCTTCCGAACGGGAGCGTCTCACCAAAGAGCGGGAGGAGATTTTCAACCAGCAGCAGGTACTTGAAGACAAGCTCTCTGCCATCAAGCGCGAACTCGACGCCATAGACGCCTATGACGCGGTAAAAAAGGGCAAGGCTGCCACCTCTACCGCCAGCCAAGGGGATCGGAGGCCGCGTGGTCCTGCCAAAGGCACGAAGCGGACCGATGGTGGAGGTAGGCGCGCCGCCGTGCTCGACCTTATCCGACGGAACCCCCAAGGGCTCACCGCCGGAGAGATCAGCGAACAGCTCAACGCGACGGACAAGACCGGCAAGCAGGCGGTAGCAAACGCCCTTTCGGTCATGAAGGGCGAAGGGCTTATCACCCAAGCGCAGAAGCGCGGCCCTTACACCGTCTCTTCAGGAGAAGCAGCCTAGCAGTTTACAACAACCAGCAAGGAAGTTGACAACCGGTTTGCAACACGACGGGCGGCCAATGAGCCGCCCTTTCTCTATGCGATGGTCAGCCTCTAGCGAGGCATAGCCCCTCTTATTCTGTATGCCGCGATTTCGGGGCTATCGACCCCTCAACATGCGTGACTTAGCCCCACAAGGGGCCACATTTCCCCGAACATGCCCCGCGCTTTCAAAGCGCGAGCAAGTCCCTTCAATCTGTCCTCTTGTTCGCTATCGCTTCTCAAGAGATACAGACCTAAAGCCACTTCGCATCCACGCGCGCGGCGCGGTCTGCTCGGGTGAAGGGACTTGCTCGCGCTCCTCAAAGCGGGGCAGTTCGGGGGGACAGTTCCGCTATCGCGCTACATGTTAATATGAATAGATGTTTTCCTGTCGCTACTGTAAAAGCACATTCACTCGTGATGAAGTTCATATTGATGGACGCACAAGAATCAGAATCCTATGGACTTGTCGTCCTTGCGGGAATGAAAGAACAAAACGCTACCGCTCTACTCCCACTGGCAAAAAGATTAGCTGGGCTACTAATTACAGAAGTATGTTGAAACATAAAGGTCGCCAAGCAGCGCGAGCAAAAGTCTACCGAGCCATCAAAGCTGGGGTAATTCAAAAACCTAAGATTTGCAGCATATCTGGATGTGCTGAAACCATCGTCCAAGCACACCATGATGACTACACAAAACCTCTCTCTATCACTTGGCTATGCAGAAAGCATCACAGTTCCATCCATAGACTATAATTGCCTTTAGGGGTTCTTAATTCGTGCTTGCGCCCTATATCCTCAATCCCTGCATAAAGGCTCGGGGCACCGGATGGTATGGCGCAAGCCTGTATGCGGAACGCTTGGATCATTGGAAAACAGCAAACCGGCAAGACCGAGCTTCTCGACAATCTTGCCTTAGGTGAAATCTACAAAGGCAAATCCATTGCCTATTTTGGCGAAGGTGCCGAAAGGCTTCTGCGCTACATTCCCCCGAAGCATCGGGGGCGCACAATTCTCCTTGACCCATCTGATACCGAATATCCCATTGCCTTTCAGCCACTCATTGATGCCGATAGCTTCCTTTCTACCATCAAAAGCATTTGGCATGCCGACATCTCCACGCCAAACGTGGACTTGTACGTTACGGCCACAATTAGAGCGCTGAAGAGTGAGGCAAGCATCCTCAATATCCCCAGAATGCTCAACTCCAAAAGCTATCGCGCAAAAATCGTACCTACAATCAACAACAAATCACTACACAATTTCTGGGAGGGCTACGAGCCCATGCCCGATAAAGAGAAGCGGTCCGAAATACGCAGTACGCTCGTTCGCATCTACGCCTTCCTTACGGACGACGTGATACGGAACATCGTCGGGCAGGAAACCAAGATTGACCTTAATGATCTATCGGACAAGATCATCATTGTCCCTTTGAAACGCCGTCCGTTGTCAGCCGAAAAGCTGTCCCTGATCGGCTCACTGATCCTTTCGGCACTCCATAACTCCGGCTATACCGGAACCTACTACATCGACAACGTACACCGCTTTGCGCCCCATCTGATAAAGGACATGCTCGATGAGAAGGCGTCTTTGATACTGACCAATCACTACCTCGATCAATTGGACAAATCCCTCAAGGACGCTCTCTTGGGTATGATCGGCACCGTCTACGCCTTCCGGCTTGGCGTCAGCGACGCCGAGGTGATGCGCAAGCAGTTCAACATCAACGACGGCAACCAGAGCCTCGACGACGCGCTGGAGCTTCTGGCTGACCACGTTGCCCACGTCGTGACCCCGACCGGCGTGAAGCCCAGCCAGGCGATGCGCGAGATCAGCCGCCGCCTGTGCCTCGCCAGCCCCGAGAAGATCAGAGCCAACAGCCGCCTGCGCTTTGCCACTCCGAGGGCCGAGGTAGAGCGTCTCTTGAACGCTTGACACCGCCGAAACCGGCGCGCTCCACTCACTAACCATCGCGGGAATGCGGCCAATGGACGACCTGGCAGCGTTGGGCCAGCTCTTACTCATCCTCGTCCTCTTCGCGTTCCTCATGTATCTCGGCGTGATTGCTGCAGGCCTCGCAGCGGCCGCCCTTCTCGCCATGATCCCTCTTTGCATGGCAACTGGCGACCCCGGTATATGCAGCGGGGCCGAAGTGGGCCTCAAACTCATAGGAGCTATCATCCTCATCGGCGGAGGCGGTTCGGTTATCCTTGCGCTGATAACAGACGGCACGCTGGGCAATCCTTTGCGCAAGGTACTCCCGTTGCTGGAGAAGTATTCGCCCGACCTCTACGCACTCATCGCGCCTCGCCTCGGCATCAAGCCCGCCGTCTCCACTCCCCAGGAATCCGAACCGGCCGTTGACCCGGAAATTTTCAAGCACCTGAGGGAGATCTTCTTCAAAAGGCTCGCGAACGCGTCCCCCGATATCAGATCCATTTACGAGCGGGCATGGGAAAACGCCCCCGTTGGCCCGTCGGCGCTATTCTCTTACAGCGGCGCCCTCACCAAATCCTACGAAGAGCTGTCACGCTATATTCCCCCCGATCCTACCCCGCCTCCCCTTAATCCCCACGACCAGCGCATTACATTCACGGCCCCGCTTCGCCCATATCTGACCGACCCCAGCATGGTGCGAAACATCTTCACCCCCTTCGCTGGTGTCATTTTTCTTGACAACCAGTACGGCCGGTATGAGCGCAACCACGAACGATATGACTTCTATGCAAGCGAGGCAAGGAAAAAAGACGACATACCAGATTACTTCGCCACGACGCTGCAAGGCACGATGTATGCCCCCCTGCTCACCGCCAATAGGAAATTCACCATACCTTCGAGCAAGTTCCACGAGCATGTCCACGTCATTGCGGGCACGGGAGCCGGTAAGACCACTCTCCTCAAGACGCTTGTTTTAATGCACGCCTGCCACACCACGCCGCCTCCCACCATCGTGGTAGTGGACAGCCAAGGCTCCCTCATACCAGCCATCGCCCATCTCAAGCAGCTCAACGACCGGGTGACACTCATCTCCCCCCGCTATGCACCCCCTTCGGTCACCCTATTCGATATCCCTCCTCACGCTGACGACCAAACAAGGGAGCAATCAATAAACGCGGCCATCCAAACGCTGACGTACCTCTTTGACAATGTGGTCGGAGTGGAAATTTCCGGCAAACAAAGAGTGCCCTTTCTCATCATGTGCCGCATCCTCTTCTCCTTCACTGAAGCCATGGGCAGAAGCGCCACACTGGAGGATATGGCACGTCTGACCCAAAACCCAGACGACTTCGAGGCCGCGGTCAACCGGCTCGAGCCGATCCAGCGCAACTTTTACAGGAGAGAGTTCTTCGGCAGGGACTATGGACAAAGCCGCAATGCCCTCTACTACAAGCTCGTCGGAGTGCTGCAAGAACCCGCGCTCAATCGGCTTTTCGCATCGGATGAAGCGTCCATCAACATACCATCCCTCCTAAATGATCCAAAGGGCAACATCATTCTCATTGATACAGCAAAGGACTTCCTCAAAAGCTCCTCCGCCACTTACGGCTGCGTGTTCATCTCCCTTCTCCTCCAAGCCATTTTCGAGCGCATCAACATCAAGGAGCACAAACGCCAAAGCACCCTCTTCATGATCGACGAAGCGCAAGAGTACTTCAACGAAAGTTCAGATATCTCCGACCTTCTGGATCAGGCAAGAAAATTCAATTGCGGCGTCATCGCCGCCCATCATCACCTCGCACAGGCAACCCCGAAATTCCGGTCAACCCTCGCCACCAACACCTCCATTAAATTCACCTGCCAGCCGTCGACGGGCGATGCAAAGGCGCTCGCTCCCGACTTCAGAACCACCGAGGAATTTATCCTCGCACAACCCGCTTTTACCTTCGCCACCTATGTCAAGGGCATCACCCCCGAAGCTCTGCCTTATACCGTGCATCCCGATATCTACGACCGCTTGCCAAAACTTACCAACTTAGAGTACGAGCGCTTTCTCGAAAGGAACCGCAAGAAAGTAGCGGCCAAGCCTCGCACTCAACCTCCGTCTAAGCGCGACGACGATCCTCACGACGATCCCGACAACGTGGATATGAGCGCCCGATAGCCGTGGTATAATTTAAAAGCATGAGCGTGACTGCTCCTCGACGTTACCCAAAGGACGCCGCCAACCGGCGCAAGCGCGGCCACCGCACGCCCACCAAGGGCAAATTTTTCGAGCTTGATGAAGAGCTGGACATTGCGATCCTCACCGTACTGGCACAGAACCGATTTGCTCGCACCCGCCTCCTCTACGAACTTCTACCGCCAGAAATCCGTTCCAAGTACTCCTACACGACCTTCCAGCATCGCCTCACAAGGCTCTACCACGAGACAAACACCGCCCACGGCGGCGCATACATCGAGTGGCCCAAGGCACAGCGCCACGATATCGATGGCAAGCCGCGCACCGACTACTACGATCAAGGGAAGTACCGCCTGGCACCCGCTGGACGCCGGGCGCTTGAGGAACGCGAGTACGACGGCTACTACGAGAGCGATCTCGTTGCCTCGCGCATTGCGGACGCAGGGGACAATTTCGACCATGCCATGGGCATATGGGATTTCATAGCGCTCATCAGAATCGGGATTAACAAAGACCCGTCACTTCGCTTCATATCCTTGCCTGAGATCATCAAAAACTGGATACCGGCAGAGATCAAGGCCAAAGCAGATAACCCGCTCCTCATCCCTGTCGGGACAATCTCTCATACCTATCCGAAAACCAAAGACCGAGACGCAGTACGAAAGACCATTGCCCTTCCTTTTGCTCTTCCGGATTACATCTTCGGCATTGAATATACAAAGCCAACCGGTGAGAAGGTACGTCGCTTCTTCCCATTAGAGTACGAGCACCACAACACAGTCTGGCGCTTCAACCTTCACCAGCCAAGCACGCTCAAGAAGATACTCGCCTACCGCGAGATCATCAGAACGCGAGCTTACGATACCCATCTCGGCTTGCCAAACTTCCTTCCAATTTTTCTAGCGGAAAGCATTGTCAAAACTCGCCACACCATCCAGAAGGCAGCCATGGAAGCTACTAAGGGCCGTGGTTCCGATCCCATACTGTTCAAAACTCTTCCTCAGATAACTGGAATGAAGAAGGGTGAGGACGGAAAGCACAAACTTGCGCCGCTACCCGACTTCTTTACCGCACCATGTCTCCGTGCCGGGCGTGACGATTTCTATCTCTGCGATTTGCGTAACGACCAAAGGTAAAGGGCGGCACCGAAGCACCGCCCCCTATAGTCACTCTTCTGCATTCTCGCCGATCTCGTGGAGCGCAAGCGTTCCATCAAAGTCGACGGGGACCGCATTCATTCGGATCGAGATATACTCCTCGCCGGTTCGCTGGGAATAGGCGACCCATCCGGCCCCACATGGCGTCCATCGGCCATCGCGTGATCCGTCACGACTATGCCCCGAGAGCCGGTACTTCGGTTTCTCGCCTTTCTTTTCACCATTGCCATTTGCCATCAAAGTCACTCCATGGGTTGCAACCACCTTCATGGTAGCATAGGGCTAGAGTCATAATAGGAGGCTTCCCCATGAAGCTCGACTTCAAGGAGCTACGCGAGCGCGTATCCCTTCTCGATGCAGCCCACTTCCTCGGCCTTGAGATGAAACAGGATGGCGCGACGCGGCGGACAGCATGCCCCGCATGCCAGAGCAAGAACCCACGGAGCCTATCGATTACCCCGTCGGTTGGCCGGTTCGGATGCTTCGCACGCGGGAAGCAGAACGCCCCACATGGCGACGTGATCGAGTTCGTAGCGCACGTCCGCAGCGTGTCGCAGCGGGACGCAGCCGAGCTGCTAGCGCAGCATTTCGGGCTCCCTAACGGGCAGCCTACCGTTCCACAACGACCAGAAGCCGCAGCTCAAGCGGCCACAGCTTCCAAGCCAGGCATCGAGAGCGTCCACGGCAAGCTCCAATTCGATCATGCGAACGTCTTCAATTGGACGGGGCTTAGCGCAAAGGCCGCAGAAGCACTCGGCATTGGCTGGCGGCAGTCCGGCGGTTCGCTCGCGGGCCGCGTGAACATTCCCTTGCGTCTCGTAACCGGTGAGCCAGTAGCCTATCTGGGATATAACCCGGACAAAGACCCAGTGATAAAACTCGGCACTATAACTCTGCCCCCTTAGTGGGGCTTTTCCCTTCTAAAACTCCACTCTATCCGCGCGCACAATCCACCTCAGCCGCGCTTCCTGTTCCAATCTCCCATACATCGCGACGACGCATTCCGTGCCGGTATTAGGACTACCGCACTTATCCATAATTTCCCGTCTTCTATTTCTATCAAGCTTCGAGAGATCGACCGAACCAAGCAAGATGTACTCCGAAGGTACGGGCGGCTGAAGCGTCGCTATATCCAATTCCTTTCGGTTATCACGGTGCGCCCACTCCAAACGGGCAACGATGCACACCCGCTCTTTGGAGGCGACCACATCCTTCCATTCATCCTGAAGGGCCCTCCCGCTGATTGCGCTGTACGAAGCATCGGCGCAAATCGGTTCGGCATAGGCAGGGAAGGCGATAAGCAATAGAAGAAGATAACGCACTTGGGCCTCCGCGTTTGTTGACGCCTATAGCACAACCGCGACAAACCGTCACGCAGTGAACATGAGTTACATACTGCCACGCGGCCACTGTTCTTCTCATTGACGCTTCCCCGCGCATTCGGCTCATATGTCTGCGTCCACAACCAGGGGAACCGCAATGGCAAAGCTACCTCCTGCATGGGCGGCTAATAATCGCCGCATCGCACGGGAGAAGAGGGCAGCTACTGTAGCCAGAAAGAAGGAGGAAGCCCGTGTGAAGCGGTGGGAGGCCAACGTGGCTTTCCATCAGAAGCTCAACCGCCGCCGCAATCGTATCCGACGTGTCAGATCCATCTTCGGATTTTAGGAGGCTCACATGAGGCGTAGAAATCCAAGTCTGTTCCGCACCAAGCCCCGCACCTTCTCCCAAATGCGCCGCGACTACGAGAAGTCCCGCAAGAACACCACCTGGAGGAAGGCAGGCAGGGCCGTAGCAAAGGAAGCTCGGGCCTGGAAGAAGCCACTTCGAGGCGTGAAGCGGGAAGGTAAGGCGTTTGCCAAGGGCTTCCTATCGGCCGGGGTTTTCATGTTGACCGGCCCTAGGAGAAGGCGCAGACGGTAATTCGCTATCTTCCTTCCAGTTCCAATTGGCCCGCCTCGCGCGGGCTTCTTTTTTGACCGGCCGTTCACGGAAATTTGATCACGCTGAACATAGTTAACATCCTGCTCCTACCAGCGCCAAGAGGGAAATAGCTGACGGTTACAACCCTCCTTTTCTGTGAACATTGGGTGTCCTCTGCAATGGAGGGCACTAATGGACAAGTTCCTTGTTACCTTAAAGTCCGGCAATCCCATAACCGGACCTATCCTCGTAACTACCAGCCCTCGTGCTTCCTGCCCGCTTTCCTGCCCGCTGAGGAAAAAGTCAACTCAACCCGAGGCGGGCGTCTGCTACGCGGAGCACGGCCACCTCGGACACTACATCTGGACGGCCCTGGACCGCACTCCAGCAGGGGAGTGGATCAAGGGAACGCGTTACGTATTCAGCCTCGCCGAGCTTGCCAGATGCATCCGCATCCAGCCGCCAGGCACGCTCTGGCGGCACAATCAGGCCGGCGACCTCCCGAGTGATGACGGCGTGACCATCGCTCGCGACCGCCTCCGTCGCCTCACGGCCGCGAACACAGGTCGCCGCGGTTTCACCTACACTCATTTCGATGTCGTCTCGAACAAGGAAAACCGGGAGGCCGTCAAGGAGGCCAACGACGACGGCTTCACGGTTAATCTCAGCGCCGATAGCCTTGAGGAGGCGGACGAGCTAGCGGCGCTCGGCATAGCTCCCGTGACGGTGGTGGTGCCTGCCACGCAGACCAGCAACACCGCCACACCAGAAGGCAGGCAGGTGGTGATCTGTCCGGCTCGAGTGCGGAAAGGAATAAACTGCGCAGCCTGCGGAATATGCGCTACAAAGCGAAAAGCTATTATCGCTTTCCCTGCACTCGGGAGGGGTAAAGAGAAGTTACGTGCGGTCGCATAGCCATTCACTATACAGAGCGCTAGAAGTCTCCCTTTGCTAAGTACCCCTGCCATGCCTTTATTACCATTTCCATGCAGCACTCAAAATCGTGAAGTTCGCCTGTGGGCGCAATCGCGGTTATCCGAGGTTCGTCCGAATGCCAGCCGGTGTTGTCACTAAAAAAGGTGCAGTCAGAAAAGGGCTCCGAGTGGGAATGAGAAATTTGCAGCACGTCTGTAATAACGTCGGGTGTCTTGCTTTTGGACTGCCGGGTTCGCTCCGAGTGCTTAAATGCGTTCGCGATCTGTTGGATGATGCCGAAATGCGGGCATTTTGCTTCCGCACGAGCGCACACAGAACCCGTTTCCGTTCTTTCTTCGGCACGGGCTATATAGTCCACCATGTGATAGCTAGAGATTGCAACGTTCGCTGCAAGCCGGAGCGAAGTTTTGTTCCGTATATAATCCTGCCAATTGGGCTCAACGAATTGAGAGAAATATTCGCTAGGTGTCATGTCAATTTTCATCCTTCTTCCGGTCTCATCCTGCTTCTATGCTAAAATACTCTCTGGATCAACCAGGGAGTCACCTCTATGACCCTTTGCTTGCACGCGGGCGCTGAAGCCATCGACTACGACGGCCTGCGCCAGCTCGAAACCCCACCCGCGACGCCTACCCACGTCCCCCTGCCGCACCATCGGCTCGTAGACCTGGTGGCTCACAGCCTCGGGTACTTCGGTCATGAGGTAGTGGAGCAGCACCACGGCGTGACACCGGACGGCAACCGCTACTTCGGCATCTTGACACTTCGGAGCCCGTACACAGGGTACACCGACATGGTTGGCTTGCGGAACAGCCACGACAAATCGCTTCCGGTGGGCATCGCGTTCGGCAGCCAGGTCTTCGTCTGCGACAATCTCGCCTTCAGCGCGGATCACGTCATCAGAACGAAGCACACGGCGAAGCTGAAGCTTCGACTGCCAGGTCTAGTGGGCGAGCTCATCGAGCCGATCGCTGACCAGCGGGAAGCACAGCACAAGGTACTCACGCGCTTCCAGGCGACCCCGCTCAACGCCCAGCTCGTCGACCACGCCATCATGGGCATGTACCGCGAGGGCATCATCAACCTTCAGCGCATCCCCGAGGTGATCGAGCAGTGGGAACGGCCCGCCCACGACTGGGGAGGAGAGACGGCATGGAGGCTCTTCAACGCCGCCACGTTCGTGCTCAACGGCCGCGTGGCCGAGAACCCGAGCGTCACCACTAAGCTCCATAGCGTGATTCATGGGGTGGTTTCGACATCATCCTAGCGGTATTAAACTTACAGCCCTTAAAAGGGCTGTTTCTTTCTACCTCACTTTGTGAGATGATTTTGGGCGCGATCAAAGTGAGGAGCCGCAAATGACGGGTCGTGAAGTTATTCTAAGTATAGTAGCAGCATTTTCGACCGGGGCGCTAGTCGCGTCTTGCCTGCCTATGGCCGATGCACAATCACCAAATGACACGGCAAGCGTACAGGTTGCCGACGCTCAAACACCCACTGTCGCCGCTGCAGGTGACGGGCAAGGACGTGTGTTCATGATCGAGCACGATCATCTAGGTACTAGTTTTTTCCATTGTCAAAAGGGAGAATGTCAACAAATACGGCCGAAGTATCTTCCTAGCCCATAATCGTCGACAGTATGAAATTCATCATGAATAGGTGATCAACAACATTTGTAAAGCGATCGGCTGCTCGGCGCCTCATGCCACTATTGACAGCCTGCCTAAGCTGGCTTTCTCTTCCGAGATCAGCAGGGTGGAAAAGTGGACAAGCACCTTCAGTACCAGAAGCGTAGATCGTCTGATGCGCATATTGTTTTTCGGCTTCTTGGCGTTGGTTACATTAGCTGAGGCAGTAAACTGATAACTGGCATTAGTGACGATTCATCGATGGCAAGGTGTACAAAGTTGAGATCAATGATATAGTAAAGGGAATTTGAATGCGCTCATGAGGCGATCGAAAGGATCGCAGTAGGCTGGGCATCCATCGCCTATATGGCAAAGAACGGCCGACCTACAAAATTTACCAAGGCGCTTGCACTCAAAATTTGCCAGCGTATCGCGCTAGGCGAAAGCCTTCGGCGGGTTTGCCGAGACGAAAAGATGCCTGTTACCTCCACCGTAATGCTTTGGGTCCTGGAGGACCGGGGCGGCTTTTCGGAACAATACGCTAAGGCACGGGAGATGCAGGCGGAAAACATGTTCGACGAGATTCTCGATATCGCAGACGACGGTTCGAATGATTTTTATACAAAAACCGATGCTGACGGGAATGAGTATGACGTACCAAATCACGAACTCCTAAACCGCTCCCGTCTGCGGGTCGATACGCGGAAGTGGTATCTTTCGAAGGTGCTGCCGAAGAAATTCGGCGACAAACTCGACCTCACTTCGCTGGGAGAGAGATTACCAACGGGTTATGAACACCTGAAAGATGAAGACCTCGACAAGGAGATCGAGCGGCTCCAAGGCATTAAAGATCAAGCTCGCCTACGCTCTAGCGGAAAGGGAAAAGCGAAGAAGTAACGATCCGCTTCGGTACGCCGCGCAGCACGCTAAGCAGGAAGAAGCGAGTGCAGCGCTTCTGGTGCATAACCTCGTTGCCCTTTTTTGGGGCAACCGCGTCGGCAAGACGGAATGGGGAGCCCAAACGGTAGCCGAGGTGTTGCAGGGCAGGAACCCGGCGTTCCAAGTGCCGCTTGAGATATGGAGCTTCTGCCCCTCATTCGACGAACAGAAGGACACCACACAGAAGAAGCTCCTCTCTTACATCCCCGAGCACGCAATCGTCGAGAAGGTATGGCTGCGAAAAGGCATTTTGAAGGAACTACATGTTCGCGCAGACAATGGCTCAATTTCGAAGGTGACCTTCAAGAGCTACGAGCAGGGGCGGGAGAAAGCGCAGGGTACGGGAAAAGCGCTCATTTGGTTCGATGAGGAGCCACCGAAGGACATATTCGAGGAATGCGTGGTGCGCCAGGAGGCTGGCATCACGCTCAAGATCATCATGACGATGACCCCGATCAAAGGCATGACGTGGGTCTACAACGACATTTACCTCAACACGACCAACCCCGACTACTTCATCTCCCAGGCGACATGGGAGGACAACCCGTGGCTTACCGAGGATCAGAAAGCCGTGATGCGGCGCGGGCTCTCGGCTCAGGCGCTGAAGGTCCGCGAGGAAGGCCAGTTCATGCGCATGGTCGGACTGGTCTGCCCGTGGTGGGATCGATCCGTGCATCTCATCGACATGCCCGAGCTGCCCGAGGGCTGGGACCTCTTCGGCATCGACTTCGGCTTCACCAACCCGACGTGCGCGCTCTGGGCACGGGTCGACCACGATAACAATCTCTGGGTTTATGACGGCTTCTACAAGCGCCAGTTGACGACCCCGGCGATTGCCAAGCTGATCCAAGAGCGCGAGGCGACCCACAACGCGAAAAGCGTGCGCCGCGTCGGCGACTCTGCCCAGGCGGCTGACATCGCCGAGCTGAAGCTCCACGGTATCCATATCCAGCCTGTCTTAAAGCAGCCAGGTACGAAGCGCGAAAATTGGGACGAATATCGGGCGCGCATCATGCAGGAGTACGGGGAGGTGAACCCCGAAACAGGGAAACCCAAGATATTCATTTCCAAGAGCCTTATCGAGCACGATGAGAACAACGGCGAGCCGTATAACTTCTTCCTCAAAGAGGTGGAGCAGCTGCGATGGGAAGAGGTAAAGCGGGACGGCGTGACCGAAAGCCAGCCGACATGGGGCAAGCAACCCAACCACGCGATTGACACCGGCTCCTACATGGTCGCCCATCTCTATTTGCCTAACGGCATCCTCAAGGAGAACACCGACGAGAAGGTCCACAACCCGCAATCCACAATCACCGGCGACCTACTTGACGAAGTTTTTTAGAGGTATAGTGCTATACTCGTGGTATGAAATTTCTCGGAAGAGAGATAGCCCTACCCTCCGTTTTCGCCAAGCCGCCTGAAAAGAAGCGCCGCTCTTTAGGCGGCGAGATCGGCGAATCTGGAACCGAGATATACGACGGCGTCATCTTCGAAGAGTACAACCAGAAGCTCTTCGGCAATCTTGGCATCGACGTTTACGACCGGATGCGCAAGAGCGACGGAACCGTGCAAGGCGCGCTCAAAGCCGTCAAGCTCCCGATCCTGCGTGCCAGATGGTTTGTGCAGCCAGCGAGCGAGGATAAGCAGGACGAAGAGATAGCGGAGTTCGTCAATAAGGCGCTCTTCGAGCTTCAGACGATCACCTGGGCAAATTTCCTCCGGCAAGCGCTCCTCATGCTCGATTTCGGGCACATGGTCTTCGAGAAGGTGTTCGACATTCAAGAGGTGGACGGAAACGAAATGGTGGTGCTGCACAAGTTCGCGCCGCGCATGCCGAAAACGATCAAGAACTGGACGCTCAAAAACGGCAAGCCGGGCATCCGGCAGCTCACCAAGGAAGCCAAGGAGTACGAGATACCCATCGAGAAGCTTTTGATATTCACCAACGACCAGGAGGGCGACAACCGGGACGGCGTTTCCATCCTCCGGGCCGCGTACAAGCACTGGCACTTCAAGGACAAGTTTTACATCATCGACGCCATTGCCTTCGAGAAGCACGGCATCGGCGTGCCATACGTCAAGATGATCGGCGGGACGAGCGCGGAAGATAAGGCCGCCGCCACGACGATCGCCAAGAACATGCGCGCCCACCATCAGGCCCACATTGTCCATGGGGATAACGTGGAGGTCGGCTTCGTCGACATGAAGGCCGGCGCTCTCCGCGACCCCCAGCCCTCGATCACCCACCACAACCGCGAGATCACCAAGAGCGTGCTCGCGCAGTTTCTCGAGTTGGGGGCAACCGAGACCGGCAGCCGTGCCCTCTCGCAGGATCACTCCGAGATGTTCCTGAAATCGCTTGAGGCCGTCGCGGACAACATCATCGACGTGATCAACCGCTACGCCATCCCGCAGCTCGTCGACCTGAACTGGAACGGCGTGAAGGAGTACCCAAAGCTTGCCTACAACGGCATCAGCCGGGTCGACGTTGACCGCCTTGCCAACGCCTACCAGACGCTTTCGTTTGCTGGTGCCATCCACCCGACCCAAGCCGACGAGCAGTATCTCCGCGAGCTTCTGGCCCTGCCTGAGCGCACCGAGGAGGACATTGCCGAGCAGGAGGAAGAGGAGGAGCTACAGCGCCAGCAGCAGGAGAAGGCGCTTGAGGCTGAACCGCCGGAAGATAGCGCCAAGGGTAAAAAAAAAGCTCATTCACACCACGCCCACGAAACAGCCAGGCGTCGCGCGGCATTCTCCACTGAGAACGACTACGACGGGTTCCGCCCGCTGACGTTCGCTGAAAAGAAGGTCAACTTCAAAGGCATCGAGCGCGAGATCGAGCGGTTGGAAAGGAGCTTTGACATCCAGTCCGTGCGGATGCTCCGCGAGGCCAAGGCGACGTTCCTCACCGACCTCGAAAAAGCGCTCACCGAAGGCAACGAGGAGGCCATGAAGGCGGCCCAGCTTAACGCCGCCCTCGTCTATGCCCAGGTGCTCCGCGAGCACATGAGCGCGGCCCACACCTACGGCAAGAACAACTCCGCCCGGGAGATGGGCAAAGAGGCGCCCGAGACACCGGCCGAGATGCGCCGGGCCATGGCCATGCAGGCCGACACAATCGCCAAGGCCCAGGTCGCCGAGATCGAGCGGGCCAGCAAGACCGCCGCGACTGAGGCCATTGCCAAGGGCCGCAGCGTGGGTGTGGCTGTGGCCGCGGCGGGCACCTTCGCTGAGCGGAAGATATTGGAGCTGACCCGTGACACGTCCCGAATCGTCACGGCCGGCTTTATGAACCACGGCCGCAATTTGACGTTCACGACCTACGGGGACGAAATCTACGGTCTACAGCGCTCGGAAATCCTTGACGCGGACACCTGCAACTACTGCCTCTCCATCGATGGCCGGGTGATCCGCAAGGGCGACCGTTTCGCCATGAACACGATCTTCCATTCCGGGTGCCGTGGCATTTGGGTGGAGATATTGAACGACGAAGCTGAGAAGCCGGAGATCGACGGCATACCCCAATCGCTACGTGACCGCTTTGGCGATGCCGTGAACGAGCTTATTCAGCCTCGCTCGCCCCGGAACAAAAAGGACAGCCTTGCGCGCCGTGAGATAGATAGGCGCAAAGAGGAGTAGTTATCAACACACCGCAATTGACGTTCGTACCGCCATTCGGGCGTATACTGTGTGTGTTTATGACGAAGGGAAAATCATTCGGGCGCATTGAGGGCAAGCAGCCCCTATCGTTCCCCATTTCGCTATTCAGCGATGATGGAGCATCCGCCTTCGCGGAGCGTGATTTACCGACCGAGATACACATCGTTCCATTCGGCAAATGGGACCATCCGGTTTATGGCCAGTTCGAGGTCACGCACGAAACCGTGCAGGAATTCATCAAGAATTTCTCCTACGGTATCCGCGCCGAGCATCGCCTACCCATAACCGCCGGCCACGATACGTTCCAAGAGACAGGTGCCGTAGCCTGGTTCTCGGAATTGTATGAGGGGGCCAATGGCCTCTATGCCAAGGTGGAATGGACGCCGGAAGGCAACCGGCTACTTCGGGAAGGGGCGTTCAAATACTTCTCCCCAGAGTGGTACACGGACTACACCGACCCGGCTGACGGCATAAAGTACGGCCACGTACTCATCGGCGGCGCACTTACTAACAAGCCCTTTTTCCGAGAGCTTGATCCGGTAGCAGCGTTCTCCGAACTGGCGATTAGCAAGCAATTTAATCATTCAGACAGCACTATGAATCTTAACGATCTGCTGGCGAAGAATCCCGCCGATCTCTCGGACGCCGAGAAGGCGTTCATCAAGGAGCACGCTACCGAGGTCCCCGACGACAAGAAGGAAGGCCTCAAGGATGTGCTCGGGGAGGGCGAAGGTGCCGGCGAGGATGCTGGTGCCGCTGGTGCCGACGATGGCGCGGGCGATGATGCCGGCGACGATGCGGGTACCGGCGATGGGGCTGCTCCTAACCAGGCGAGCACCGTGACCATCAGCGCTTCCGAGCTCGCCATCTTGCGCCAGAAGGCAAACCAAGGCGCAGCAGCCTTCAGCGAAATGCGCAAGCTGAAGCTTTCTGAGGCAGCCAACAAGCTGACCTTCAGCAAAACCAATTCCGCGGGCCGCTTCCTTCCGAAGGACAAGAGCTTCGTACTCACCTTCATGGAAGGGCTCAATGATCAGCAGCTTGAGGCGTTCAGCGCGCTCGTAGCGAAAATCCCAACGGCGTCCGTCTTCTCCGAGGAGGGTACGGGTGAAGACGGCGCACAGACCACCGCGGCCGATGAGGTGAATGCAAAGGTCGCCGCCCTTCAGGAGAAGGACAAGACCCTCTCGTTCTCCGACGCGCTCCGCAAGGTCGCAAGCGAAAACCCTGAACTCATGAACCGTTACCATGAGGAGGCGGACGCATCTTAACGATAATCAATTCTTACTATGGCCACTGCAAATGCAGCAGCACACCAGACCTTTGTCGCTTCCGAGACTATCGGCAAGTACAAGACGGTCGTGCTTGGAACCGCAGACAACGCCGTTGATCTTGCGGGCGCAGGCGAACGCGTCATCGGCGTCACCGGAGACGTTGGCGCTTCAGCAAACGAAGCCGTTCAGGTCCAGATTTACGGCGTCGCCAAGGTCGAAGCCGGCGGCTCCATTACCAAGGGCGTCTATGTCAAGGCAGATGCGGACGGGAATGCGGTAGCAACGACTACCGACCGCGACGACGCATTCGGCATTGCCCTCGATGGCGCATCAGACGGCGACATCATCGCTGTCCTACTCTGCCCCGGAATTGAGCGCTCAACTGCTTAGTAATTATCCTTCTTATTTCATTTATCATGGCCACCAATAAGTACACCGCCGTCGACCCGGTATTGACGAATGCGGCAATCGCCTACTCCAATGAGGCGTACATTGCCGATTCGATCTTCCCGGTCGTTCCAGTGATGAAGCAAACGGGCAAGCACTACGTCTACAACCGCGAGCGCTTCTCGTACATGGATACCCGCCGTGCGTCT